TGTTGTTAATGTTTTATAGTTTAAAGTCGTTGATGGGCCTGTGAAAAGTTCAGTTGCTGTAGAAGTTGGGGGTTGTCCACCAACACCTAATGCAGATGTTTGAGTACCAAGTGATCCTAAATGAGCCCTAGCTGTTCCAAGTCCATTTGGATTAGTAGTCCAGCTTGTACCATTCCAAAGTTCGGTAGCTGATGTAGCAGATCCAGTAGTTCCACCAAAAGCTAATCCTAAAGTTTGTGTTCCAGCACTACCAAGTGATACTCTAGCTGTATTCATGCTATTTAAAGTTGTCCACGATGTACCATTATAAGATTCTGTGGCTGTTGTTCTTCCTGGAATTCCAGCTGGGCTAGTTGTACCACCAAAAGCTAAAGCTGCTGTTTGAAGTCCAACAAGTCCTAATCCATATCTTGCAGTACCTAAAGATGTTACACTAGTCCAAGAAGTACCATTAAATTTTTCAACAGCTCCTGATGTAACACCTGGTATATAATAACCACCTGCTCCTAATGCAGCTGTTTGAATTCCACAACCACCAAAACTAAAACGATTAGTATTTAATCCAGTTGGATTAGATGTCCAAGCTGTTCCATTATATAATTCTGTTGCTCCTGTATTTGGATTTCCACCAAAAGTTAAAGCTGCTGTTTGAGTTCCTGATTTTGCACTTGCTAAATTTTCTCTTGATGTGTTTAAATTTCCTCCTGATGCCCAAGAAGAACCATTATATAATTGTGTTACGTTAACAACTACAGGTGTACTATTAGAACCACCAAAAGTAATTGCAGCTGTTGAAGTTCCAGCAGAACCCATTTGAGTTCTTGCAGCTGGTAACGCTCCACCACTGCTCCAGGATCCAGCAACGGGGACGGAGACACTACGAGTCCAAGCTTCGGTTGCACCTGTATTACCTGCATTCGCTCCACCAAATCCTAATGCTGCTGTTTGAGTTCCTGCTCCTGCTAAACCTGATCTTGCTGTTGCTAATGTAGTAGGTGATGCTGTCCAACTTGTTCCATTCCATAATTCTGTATTTGCTCTAATTGTTCCAGGAAAAGTATATCCCCCAAATCCTAATGCAGCTGTTTGTGAACCAGCCCCACCTAAATCTGATCTTGCGGTATTCATTGAATTAACAGAAGTCCAACTTGTGCCATTCCAAGTTTCTGTTGATGCAATTGCTGTTGTATAAGTAGGAGCGGCACCACCAAAAGATAAAGATGCAGTTTGTGTACCAGCACCTGCAGAATTACTTTTAGCTGTATTCATATTTGGAGATGGGGACCAAGATGTACCATTCCATGATTCTACTGTAGCTAATGCAACTGTTGTATATCCTCCAAAACCTAATGTAGCAGTTTGTGTACCAGCACCAGACATCCATCCTCTAGTTGTGTTTAAAGAATTAACTGTTGTCCAAGTTGTTCCATTATAAGATTCTGTAGCTGTTGTTGTCCCTGGAACTAAAGCTCCACCAAATCCTAAAGCAGCTGTTTGTATTCCTGTTCATGCTATATTTTGTCTACCAGTATTCATTGAGTTAACTGAAGTCCAACTCGTACCATTATATTTTTCAGTTGCTGTAGATAATCTTGGAACAGTAGGTGCAACACTTCCACCAAATGCTAATGTAGCTGTTTGAGTACCTGCTCCACCTAAAACAGATCTAGCAGTATTCATCGTTCCCCCAGAACTCCAAAATCCATAACTCCCCAAAGCCGTCTTAAACGTGCCACTCGTTGAGTTATACCAAACCTGGCCTTCTGTACCAACTGGTGTTGGATCTGTGGCCGTTACTTCAATAAAATCTCCCACAGAAGCAGGCATTGAAGTGATTGCTGATACTGAAGTGTTTGTTATGTTTGAAGCTGGAATTGTGCCTGTAAGACCGTCAGTTGCATCTACCGTACCACTTGATAAAATATTATTGGCAAATCCTCTTGTAATTGCTCCCATATTTTATCTCCTAAATTGGTAAATATCTAACTGTTATCTCGGCTCCAGATGTTGGTGCTGTTGCAAATGTTAATGTTGTACCTGAAATTGTATAGTCATCAGTTGGAACTAAACAAATACCGTTTACGAAAACTAATACATTATTTACGGCACGACCACTTGAAATAGTTATTGTTGTAGAAGAACCATTACCAGTAAATGTTCCACTTGAATAAGATAATGTAGTAGCGATGTTTGATTTTTGTATTTTCTTAACAGTAGTAGCAGAAGTATCATAAACTAAAAAATAATCATCATCCGCAGCTACGGCAGATAATTCTGTTTGGCCAGTAATTAAACTATTTAAACTTAATTGTTTTAAACCTAATGCTGAATTGTCATAAACTAATAAAGCATCAGCACCTTCTACACTTGAAGTTAATGCTGTTTGGCCTGTAATTAAAGTTGAATTAACACTAATGAAAGTAGCAACGTCTAATGATCTTCCTAAAAATATAATGAATACTGTTTGACCTGTTGTAGGGGCAGTAGTAAATATTATTTGAGATCCGCCTGAAGCAATTGTATAATCTGTATCAGGTACTTTTACGGCGCCATTAATAACTACTAAAATAGATGATGTTGAACCTACTACAAAGTCTAAAGTAAATGTAGTTGTAGAACTATTTGCAGTGATTGACTGTTTGTTAAATGCTCCGTATGCCGGTTCTCGTCCTAAATATGCCATAGTTTATCCTACTTATCTTTTAATAACCAACCTTGAGTTGAATCTACATATACTAAAGTAAATCCTGCTCTTTGAGTTGAAACTGTTAAATCTTCAGCCGTACCTTGTATATTATGGCTGTTTCTACCTATTGTTAAATTGTTTGTATTAAATGTGCCAGCATAATCAATAAAACTTATTTCATCACCTCTTGTTGCTGAAGTAGGTAATGTAGCTGTAAATGCCGCTGATGTTGTATTACAAAAATAACCTTGACTGGCAACTGCTGTAAATCCTGATGTCTTAACTGTTTGCCAAGAAGTACCAGCAACAATTGTTCCTGAACCTCCTAAAGAAATAGATGTACCATTAATAGTAATAGATGAGTTTGCTAATTCAGCATTTGAAATTTCGCTATTAGCTAATGTAACTGATTTACTTGAAAGGTCTAAAGTTGAAGCAAGTTTAACAGCTGTAATTGTACCATCAGCAATTTCTGCCGCTACAATTGTTCCATTTGCTATTTTAGCAGCAGTAATAGAACCATCTACAATTTTATCTGTTGTAATAGAATTATCAGCTACTAATAATGTTTCGTAAGTTTTGCCTGGATTAATAACATAGATTGATGTACCACTTTCTGGAGCTGTTGAAAAAGTAATTCTTTTTACATTATTACTACCATCAACACCTAGAGTATAAGCTTTTCCTGTACCTGGTTCTTGTCTAACGTTTTCAACAAATACTTCTATATCATTATCCCCTCCTGTAGGAGCGGCATAAGTTATATCAAAAGTTGTTGTAGAACCATCACCTGTAAAGGTATCTTTATAAGCAAGACCTTTAAATGTATCTTCAGGTTTTTTACCTATGTAGGCCATTAACTTTTATTCCTCTCTAAAAACTATTATACGTCCTCTAATACTGAAATCGTAGCGTCAACCGCTGTTGCAGTACCAGAAGAAACTCTTATTACATCATTTAATGTGCCATTACCTTGTACAACAAGTTTGTTACCAGACATGATCTCTAATGAAGAGCCTGCTGGAATTGTTGCGTTCTGTACGATATAAACAGCATCACTGCCTGTGTATGCGTCAAGATAAACTGAAGCAGTAACACCAGAAGTTGTTTTGTTTGATAAAGTAATACCGATAATGATTGATTTCATAGCAACTGAACCTGTAGAAGGAACAGTATAAACCGCTGAAGCCGATCCTGCTGAAGATGTATTTACACTCGATTTTGTGTATCTTTTAAAACTATTAGTAGCCATTTTTTAATTTCCTTTTTACTATTTATAATATTTATAATCTATCCTAAAGCAATTGATTGAGCAATCGCAAAAGGTTGTGTTGCCACAGAAACTCCATTAACTTGAACGTCTGTGGTAAAATTTGCTGTACCAGAACCTGATATATTTGTTAATCCTGTTATACTACTATTTAGAGAGATTGTTAATCTATCAGTAGAAGAAACAGTGGCCGTTATGTTAGATCCACTTGAAAATCTTAATCTATCGCCACCACCAATTGCTTGTGTTATAGTAGAAGTATCATCAATAATTGAAAAACCTGTTGTTACTGTAGATTTAACTTCATTAATAGCACCAACAATAGACGTAGCAGTAGTTGTTAATCCTGCTAGATCACCTATATCTGTTGAAGATAAACTATTAAACGTGGTTCTAAACGTTTCTAGTGTATCTGTTGTTGCTACTGATCTTACTGTCATTTGTTATTTTTTAATTACCTCTTTTAATAAATTCTTAATTTCTTGTAATTCTGTTTTTAAACAATTAATCTCTTTAACAGCATTTCTAATTTCATCACTTTGTCTTTCTCTCGTTTTAATTCTATTCATATAAAGTTTATAATCATCAGTTGATGTATTAACAATAGCGTTTGATCTTACATCTCTAACTAATGAATCATGTCCTTCTACTTTTAATTTCATATTATACCGCTAAAGCTATTCCTCTTAAATCTTTAATAAGTGGAGGATAAGAAGAATTAGATCCTTTCATAACTATCTTAATTTGGAATGCTGTAAAATGATTTATATTAGATTCAGAATATTTGTATTCTTTAAAAGTTTGATCGTTTTCAGCAGGCGTTACAGATATATCTTCAGAACCATCTTCGTTAAATGGTACCCAAGATAAATCATTAATATTTCTAACTTCTTCAGCACCCGTAACTCTATAATAAACTCTTACATTTGAAGATGATCTAACGTTCTGTGTTAATCTTACATCTAAAGCTGTAGATGCGTTTTCTAAAATAATTGGTCGTGTTAAGTAAACAGCCGCTGATGATGTTCCTGTTGGAGCAATATCATCAACAAAATTAACTGTGTTACCTGAAGTAGGATTATTTAATCTGTTTTGAACTGTTATCATACTAATTCTTTTTGTGTCTAAAACTGGAGAAAGTTTTGTATTTGCTGTTGATAAAGTTAAAGTAATTAATAATGATTTAGAACCGGACATTTCATTTGTTTCGTTAATAGAACTTGCTACCATCTGAGGAGATGTAAAGTAAATATTGTCTGTAGGTATTACATTAATAGAATTTGCTGTGCTTGTTAAACTAAATTCAGATTCAGAACCATGTATAGATTGTGCTGTTGTAGGTCTTATTTTATAAGACATAGTTGTTCCTGGAACTGTCATTACAGATAAATTTAAATTTGCTACATCATATATTCTATTTTGTGTTGCCGTTACTGTAGAACCACCAATATCTCCTGTAGCAGTTGCTGTTCCAGCTGTTGTAATATCATAACTATCTAAAGTTACGTTTGAAATACTTGTATATGTTCCATTAATTTGTGCTGAACTAATACCATTATATGTTCCAGCAGCAACACCAGAAATTGTAACATTATTACTTGCGCCGTGCATTCCGTGATTTCTATGAAATACTCTAATTACTCCTGAAGTATTAGTTGTTCTTAATGAGTTGTTTGGCAGCGTTCTTGTAGATAAATTATCATTAGCTAATGTAACAGTTCCTGTAACGTTTTCAAATTCTGCTCTATTAATTTTAAATTTAATATCTGTTGTTTGATCGGCCGTCCAAGTAGAACCATTTTGTGATTTAAAGAAAACGCCGGCATAAGGGTTGGCTGATATCGTTCTATCTGAACCAATTTGTGTTTCTCCAAGTGTTGCAACAAAAGCATTATAATTGTTACAGTTACTTAATAGACAAAAACAATATTCAGTTTTTTCTTGTAAATAAACAGGAGAAGGGAAAGTAAATTTTGTAACTGTTGTAGCATCATCACTGATATTTACAGAACTAGGATTTAATACAACTTCACCAAATGGTACAATTGTACGAGAAGGATAACCATTTACAACTTCTCTAATTTGTAATGTAACAGGAATATTAGAATCTTTGGATTGAAAATAAGTATCAATAGAAGTTACAAATACACCACCAGTATCATCAATTAAGAATGTCTGAGCAATTGGGTCAATCCATTGTATAACTTCTGACGTTGTTCTTGTAGATGTTCTTGTAATATTTCTTGTATCATTTGTTGTTTGTCTTATTGTAGATGCTACTCTTGTTGATACAATAGTATTCTGAACCGTCTCTAAAGAACCTCTAGCTATATAATCAGCTTCTGCTGAAGTTTCAACATCCGTTTGTGAATTTGTAGATGAACTGGTTAATCTGAATACTCTTTGTCCTGTTCTCCATCTAGGATTTGAATCATTAGTAGGATCAGGAATAGCAAAAGTGCCCGATAAAGCACCGTTAGTATCTGTTACTAAATTTCCACCCAATGAACCACCTGTTGGTGTTATATAAGAAGTAATAAGAACATTATCAAAATATGCGTAAACTCTTGTATTTGGTTTTAATCTAGTAGCAGTAAAATTAATTGTTCTACTTCTAATAAAAGGTATAAATGCTATATTTAAAACTTTATCCCCCATAGATGTTCTTATAACTTGTGGAACAATTGCTGTTCTTATACCTGATCTTGTTTGAGAAACTTGTTGAGCTGTAGTAACAGTAGTATCTCTTACAGCACCTATTCTACCTGAACCAACCCATCTATCTGTTTGTGATGTTGTTTCCACTGGAGTGCCTGTCCAAAAATCTTGCCATTCATTCCATACAGTATCAATTTCCACGCTTTCTAAATTAGGATTACCTAATGAAGCTACCATAGTATCAAAAGTTCCTTGTTCATTAATTACTAAATCAGGAACTCTATTTGTTTCCTTCCATTCGTCTCCTGGAGGATCAAGTGTAACTGAACCTGCCCAAGTAAATACATTAAAAGGATTTACATTTACATATTTACTAGCATAAGGTTGTTCTATCATATTAATTTCTGTAAATGGTAATGTGATTAAATCGCCAGTTTTTTGGTAACTATTGTTTGTTCTATTTGAACTTGTAATAGATGTACCATCTGAATTAGCTTCTATTAATTGAACAGACTCAGAATTAAACATAGGTCTTAAAATTCCTTTTGCCATATCCATAGAAGCTTTATAGTCTAAATTACCAACATCTCCAATTCCATGTCCAGTAAAGTTATCAACTATAAATCCATTTTTAAATCTATCGAAACCTTCAGCATCTTGTATTTGTAAATTTTGAGCATTTGTTTCCAATAAAGATAATTGAGTATAATATTCTACATTTGAAATTCTTTTTTCTAAAGCTCCAATATCTCTCATTGTATATCTTTTATTATCTTGCTTTTGTATTTTTATATCAGTTGTATCCAACGTATATGGATTTAAGAATACAGTATATAAGTGCATAGCCCCTTCAAGATTTTTTGGAATCTGAGGAATCAAAGAACTAGCTCCTTTTACAACTTTAAAATTACCTTCTTTATCAAGTAATATTTTATCAATTCTTGATAGATAGTATTCAAAATCTGAAGTTATATCTGAATTAAATTGTACAACGTTAATAGTTGAAGCACCTGTTCCGCTGTATTGTCTATCTTGTATAGAACTATTAATTGTAGAAGCATCATCAACTCTAGGTCTGAAATCTAAACAATCTCTTAAATCGTATTTTGTTCCTGTAGTATCAGAAGTAAAAGTTTGTATATCTTCGTAATTTATAACACCAGAATATGAATCGACATCAAAATAATCTCCAGCTCCGTGGGAAAAATAATCAAAGTTAATTAACAATCTTCCTGTTGGTATAATAGCCCCTGTTTTTAATTTAATTCTACCAATATCATAGTAATTGTCTCTTTGACCATTATCTAAAATAAATCTATTTGTAACATCTGTATGACTTGTTGTAGCAGGTGTACTAAAATCTGGAGACATATAAATTGAATTTATTTGGTAAATATCTGCTTTACCTAAACCAATTGTACCAGATTGAATTGTTGATTGACTTGAAATAGATATTGTTGAACCTGCGTTTAATGTTTTTGTTTTTGAACCAGCAACTGAGCGAGCAACTGTTGCTAATATTTTAATTTTAGCACTTGAATAGTTTGAACCAAAATCTAATGTTAATGTTTTACCTGTTGGAGATCCGCCTAATGTAAATATCGGATTACCCATATGATTATTACCAGAAATACTTAATACATCTCCAGCAACAGCCGAACCACTTGATGACATTACAGAAACAACAAAATCTTTTTCTGTTAATCCAGCAAATGTTTCATTTGTGCCTGCTGTAATTGTAGCAGAACCAGAAGAAAGAGTTGATGTGAAGTGTCGTCTTACATAAAAATTAGTATCAGAAATACCAGAATTAGAAGTTGTTTTTAATGTTTTAATTCTTATATAAGGTAATTGAAATATAGATATATTTTTAGTTGAACCTTGTAAACTATTTCTATATCTTTTTCCTTGTGTTTTAGTAGATACATCTCCACCACCTACTGCTGTTTTTAATTCTAAACTTGTGTTTGAAGAAATAGATTCTACAACTCTAGTTATTGATGAACCAGCATCTGTAGTAAATGTTATATTATCTCCTATTCTTAATTCTGTTGTAAATAATGTTCCGAATCCTGTTACTGAAGTTCCACTATTTGCTACTGAAAAACTTCCAAATAAAGGAAAATCTGTTCCATAAGTTGAATCTAAAGATACATCAGCTGTATATGTTGGCGAACCAGACATACCAAGTTGTTTAACAGAAGGAAAATCAAAAGATTGAACACCATTAAATCCATATCTATCATTTTGAATAACTGCTGTATAAGAAGAAGTAGATCCTGTAATTGTTTCTCCAGATATAAATGATCCTGTTACGTTATTTAATACAACAACTCCGTGTGTAACTGTAGGTGCTGAACTATAAGCTGTTACGTTTACAGAAGATACTCCATCGTCAGTGTATAATTGAAATGTGTTTGTTGTAGGATTTTTTACTGTATAAACAGTAGCTGTTGAAACAGCCACCGAATTAACCGAATATGTTCCACCCGTTAATGTAACTTGCATTCCTTCTTTAAATGAATGTGAATTTAATGTTACAACACCAGGACTTGCTACTGAAATACTTGTTACAACTGATGATTTAGTTGCTGATAGTGATTGTACATAACCATAAGCGTTTGAAGTTGAACCTGTTACTTTTTCTCCATTTGTAAATGTTGTTGCTGATTTAGTATTAAGATGTGTAAACATTTCTATATCAAATAGATAATGTTTGTAAACAGCACTTGTTAATCCTGAACTAGCAAATATATTTGAACTTGCTGTTCCTGTATTTAATTCAAAACCTTTTGATTTAGCTCTACCAATTTGTGGCACTGTTACGCCAGTTGTAGATTGTTGTGTACCTCTTGTTACTGTTAATGTGTCGAATAAATTTACATTTTTAAATGCTTCAACATCACCAGAAACAAATGTAACATCCGGTGTTCCATAAATATTTGTAACGTTAACGTAGTTTTCAACATCAAATCTTGTTTTATTATTATTTGAGGTATCATAATCTCTAGCCTTATCCATATCAACATATGTTGTTCCTATACTTTCAATTTCATATCCTTTTACGTAAGCTTTTCCTGGTGCTAACCCTGCAGCCAATTTAGTGGAAGAACCACCATTTCCTGAAGTGTATATTCCTCTATTATTGCCGTCAATTAAATGTTCTCTAATATCTAAATCAAAATCTCTTACAGTGTAATCTCCAGATTCATCAAATGTTCTTCTTGCTAATGTATCTTCTAATATATTATAAGCTGTTGTTGAAACTTGATTGGATCTAATACCGTTTGTTAATCTTAATAACTCTACAAAATTAGAATCATCAGTAGATGATATTGTTCTTTTAGCTAAAGTTAAATCTATTTTAAATCTGTGAGCTCCTGGTGCGTTTACGTTTGAAGAACCTTGAGCATTATCATTTAAAGATACATCATCATTAGAAGTTATAAAACTTTCTGTAATTTCTAAACCAATCCTATAACTAGGTGTGTTAGTATATTTGTCAAGTATTAAAGCTTGTTCTGAAACTTGAACGTGAAAACCATTTATGTAATAAACGCCAGCTGCTATATTAGCTGCTGAACCAATCGCTATTGAATTAACAACAGCACTTGCTAAAACTGATACACCATCAACTTCTGTAGCATTAATTGTTTCACCAACTGTAAATGAAGTAGTTGTATTATTAGTTCCTGTTTTATTATATTTTACATATAAAGTATCTGGATCTGTTCCGTCTGTAGCAACTGCGTTAACACAAATACCAATAACACCAGATGTAACACCTGTTAATTTTTTACCAATATAGTCTGATATTGATGAGTAAGTTTTTGAAGTAAGTTTTACCGCAGAATAGTTTAGATCATATCCAATTTCACCTGGAATTATCATAGCACCTTTGTCAAAAAGATGATCTGATACTCTTTCTATTTGATTTTGTAATATACTTTGAGACTGTGTTAATTCTCTAGCCTGTACAGCAAAAGCTGGTCTGAATAATACACGGTGAAACTTTTTCGATTCCGTATAATCATCAAAATAAGGCGAAAGGTTAAAGTCTGTTGGACTTGGCATATCTTTCCTTAAAACTCAATAATTAATTTAACGTTTTCAGTTTGATCCGAAGCTCTTGTTATTGGTGAACGATTTTCAATATATATAACATCACCAGTATTAGCATCAATTTCTGAACTAGCATAACCACTTGTAAAAATAACACTATCAACTGTTTCAGTAGTTCCATTTGGAGTACCTGTAGCGCTTGATGTTGTTCCTGTAATTACGTAAGTGCTACTAAATGATGTTCTGTTACCAGAACTGTCAACACCTTCATCATTAAATCTTGTTTGTATGTAATATAAAATTCTATTAGTAGCGTCCCATTCAACAACTTTACCTACTGAACCTGTTGTTGCTTGAGTAATTTTTTCATCTACTTGGAAAGTTCCTGGTGCTGGAGAAGCAGCAAAACGAACTGCTTTTAATCCTCTTAATGTTGTTGCTGAAGAAGCAGAACCACCTGATTTAGGATCTCTAATTAAAATAACTCGTCTAAAATCATTAGCAGTTGTAAAGTCTCCTGAATTTGAAGATTCTGATCCTTCAAAGTTTACATTTAACATTACATAATAACCACCTAATTCTTTTACAGCATCATAACCATGGCCACCTTTTGGTTCGATCATAACATCTAATTCTGAACCTGTTAAACCTGTAGCTCCAGCAGAAACAATATCAGCATTACGAATATAACCGAATGTATAACCTGATCCTACGTTTGTAACTGTAACAGCTGTAACAGTTCCTCCTGATACCGTTACTGTAACTGTACCTGAAGATCCATTACCTCTAACGGGAATGCTTGTAAATGTTCCATTAGTACCACCTGTACCAGCAGATTTAATTTTTACTATACGAACAGCACCATCAACAGCAGCTGCTGAAACTGTAGAGTTTGTTGACACTGCCATAAAATCTGTTGATAAAAAATTAACTTGTTGAGAAGCAGATAAAGTGTACATATATTTCCACTTATAACCATCTCCTGTTGTTAATACAGAAGTTGATGTACCTGTTGGTTCAACTGTAGAAGCAGCGTTTGAATTATTATCTAAACATTTGTAAACGTTGTAAGATGATGATATAACATAAAAAGTAGAATCAAATAAATTTGAAGCACCGCTATTTGATGTTAATGTTGAAGTTGTACCAGTAATTCTATTACCATAATCTGGTCTGTAATAATCGTAAACTGTTGATGTTGTCCAGTTTCTTCTTGGTATTACATAAGATACATCTGAACCTGCTATTTTTTTAGCAGCTAATAGATCGTCAAATACGTAAAATTCGTCTTGTACTGAATCTGCTGGTGTTAATGGAGAACTATCTGATCCTTCATTTACTGTTCTTAAATCGCCTCTTGTAGATGTAGCAAATGCTTGTGGTCTACCAATTCCTATATAGTAAACATTTGATGAAGCTTCAGTAAAAGATTCGTAAAATTGTTCACTGTTGTGTATTCTAAACTTATTTGTTATAATCGCTGGCATAGTTTTTCCTTAAAATTCTATTTATATTTATACACGATATTAATAACTTATACTGATTTGGGTTGGATATGCCAAATAAGTTTTTAGATTATTATTAGCGTAGTCTTGTATCTGTACTCCTGTTCCGTTTATATTACTATTGGCACCAACTATTCTATGGTCAGCCCAATTAACCATTTTCATACCTGATATATAAGAAGCTACTGTGGAATCAGCTCCTACAGTACCATTTTGTATATTAGGATGATTTGGACTAAACATATTGTTTGTTCCAAATGGATTATTGTAAATATTTAATGATCTCATACGTGGACCACTGTAAGCATAACCATACTTTGATTCATCTCCCCTTATTGATATTTTAGCAATAGAATGGAAAGATATCTTGTAATCACGTTTTAAAGTAACATCTCTTGTAGTATTGGAGAATGGAGATATAGTACTTGTATTAAAATCAGCACTTTGACCTAATTGTGGTGAAACACTTAAAGTTGTACCATCATCTACTGTACCTAATCTTCTACCAAAAATTGTAGTGAATAATAAATTAATAACAGTTAAAATTGGTTCACCAATGTATCCTGTGTTTACACCAATAACATTTCTTAATTTAGCACTTACTTGTGTGGATATATTTACTTGTCCTTGGAAATAGAAACCAGCAGAATGTATTGTTTTTTTGAAACTATCTCTCCAGTCGTTGATTGTTCTACCTACTTTAA